TCCCACCCGCTTTTACTGAAGCCACCCGCCCGTCCCCTGCCATCCGCTCGGTTCGCAGCCTCCCGCGCTACCCCAGAGAAAGCGGCGAACGTCATCTCTGACGCCGACAGGGTGATTTCCTCGCCCCTTGTATCACTCATTAGCAGACAGGAGTTTGATGGCGTTCCTGTTCATCTCACTCACCCCCCTCATCCCGCCACGGGAGCGGCCTAAATCCTTCCCGAGCTAAATATTCCTCCGGTATGGATACGACCTTCTTCGTCAAAACGGGCCTTGGCCTTTCGTTCAATACCTCCCCAGCGATCCTCATCCGAAGGCGCTCACTCTCCTCTCGCTGGTCTGCTTGGCTAAAAGGGAGAGTGTCCGGTAAATACAAACTGACCTCGCCAACGAAGCCATCTCTTCCCCGAAAGCCGATATCATACAACGCCTGTGCAAGCCCATGCTCCGCGAGCCACAGCGCGAACCCAGCCTTCTGCTCTGGCGTCTGTTGCTTCCATGCGTATCGCGCATCCGACACATGACGTTTGTTCATGTGGGCCACATTTCTTCCTCGTCTTGGTCAGCTTCCCGTTGGCGAAGCGTCTTATAATTCCACTCGACTGGAATTTCCAAGCAGGGTCCATGTCTGTTCTTTGTGACGCAGAGCCACGTTTTCGCGATGTTGCCCTCCCTCAGATAGCGCGAGTGATCCAACAGCACGACGAGATCCGCGTGGCTCTCGATGCTATGCCCACCGAACAGGCCACTGGAGCGTGGCGTTTCCATGAGGCTGCTCGTCGTGCGATTGAACTGCGAGCATATGACGACCGCGCTTTCTGCTTCGACGGCCCAGGCTCGTAACTCGCTTATGACACGCTGGATGCCACGGTGCAGTGCCTCGTCATCACCGAGCGCGACACACTGAAGATGATCCAAGATGAAATAGCGACAGCCCTCGTCATGGCAAGCCTTCACATAGGCGACGATGTCAGCGAACCCGGTCATCAGTTTGTCAGGCACCCAGACGGGTGGCAAGCCAGAGAAATGCTGGTGGGTATCGTACCATGCAAGTTCGGAGAACGAACCCTTTTCAAGTAGCTTGAGCGCCGTGCCCGAATGCAGCGCGTACAGCCGAGTAGCGAGTTGGGCGTTGCTCATCTCCAGACTGATGAACGCTACGGGCTCCGGTGTCGGTGCGTTCAGTGCCGCGCTCGCTAGGTTCAAAACGAACGCCGACTTTCCAAATCCCGGCGATCCACCTACGACCACCATGTGGCCCGCCGTCTTGGCTATGCCTACCCCGCCACCGTCCCCTCGCATGACACGATTTAGGGTGGGTAAATGTGTCGGAATCGCGGAGATGGGCTCCAGTTGAGCCGCCGTCCATTCCTCCATGAACGCTTCGGAGAATATGTTTTTCATCGCGTATACGCCCAACCCGGCAGCGACAACTCTTGGATCTCAATCGGGAACCCAGGCCAAGCGTCCGGTCCTCCTGCGGCTTCTTCGGCTTTGCACAGTGCCCACTGACCCAACAGGAACTCGCGGTCTTGACGGCCCAACTCCAGCGCGTCCTCGTCCAGTTCGTAGATCGCCACACAGTGCGGGGCATCGCGCTCGACAACGATGAAGATGAACCGCCCACGTTCGGCGGCTGACAGGTAGTGCGGTGCTTGAATGTGATAGCCGAAGTTGTAGACGCTACGCTGGAACTCCTTGGCGCTCGCGTCTGCCGTCGTTTTGATGTCCACAACGCAGTGGTTCCACATGGAGTCCTCTCGCGGCAGCGCGTCGATGCGAGCCTTGCAGTCCACCTCCATCGGCTTAGTACCGTGAATGTATCTTTCTGCCCAGTAGTGGCTCGTTTCGGTATCGGCACCGTCCAGTAGATCCAATGCCAATGCGTTGTCGAGAACGCTGTCACGCATCGCCAGAATGTTGTCATAGACATCCGACTTGAGGACATGATCGGCACCGAACTGGACGATGAGTTCGGCCTTCGCCTCTTTGACAATTTTGGACCTGCCGTCGCCTTCTGGTAGCCGTCCCCATTCCTTCGCAAACAGGACAGGCTCAAGGATAGCAGAATGTGTGGCGCTACCGATGATCATCGCCTGGGTCGGATCCTCGGGGTTGTCCATGTCGTATTTCATGTGGGCCGCGCTGCGCTGGAGCTTCTTCAGCCGTGAGGCTGACGCACCCGGCATGGCGTGGTAGTCCCTCGCGCTTTGGTCGTGCATTACGGTGGTGGTCATTGCCTTACTCTCCATCGTTGGATGCTGAGTGAGTTTATAGTGATGCGAGATGGGTATACTTCCTGTCGCCCCTCTGGTAATTGTAAATCTTCTCTATGTGGGCTAGGGCGTCCGTCCACTCCTTTGGCTTTTGGGTAGCCGACCTCTCACATTTTTTCGGGTAAAGACCCGCTTGCGCCAGGAAGACTTGTGGATCGAACGCCTCGTTTTCGCTTTCAACGTGGGCGTTTCTGTAGTGGATCAGGTAGTGTAGGCTACAGAGGTATTCGCGGGTTCTGAGATGCACATAAGTATGGCGGCGTAGGCTGCCATTAATTAGCCGCCTGGGGAGGACGGACAACAGCCGAAGGAGGTAGTCCAGGGTGGCGATACCCCTGGCCGGATCGAGTTTCATCTCTCCGTTCCTAAAGATTTCCGGTAACCTATTTGTCGGCGTCCCTCTGTTCCAGGGGTTGCTGTTATGGCCCAAGAATGCCTTTCCCTCTACGGCATCTCTGCCACAGAGAAGTCCGAGCATCGAGGTGAATACTACCCTGTGGGGGCCTCCCGACTTTGGGATACCCACCTCGTCAAGCTCTTTGTCGTAATGCTCATATAAGTCTTGGAACTGCATATATTCTCCCCGGCCATCTTCGACATACAATTTGAGGTGATCTGGGAGGGCATAAGGTTTTTGGTCAGCATTTAGCTGGCGTATTACCTGGATGGGATCAATATCTTCCGGCAACTTCAAGAAGGTCACAGGGAAGCCACCGGCCCGTGCGGCTTCAAGTCTGTGTTGGCCGTCTAGCACCAGCATCTGTTGGTCAACGATAATCGGCACAGGGTAATGCCTCTCGTTGAAAGACCTCAGTAAATCATTGACCTTCACTGGGTTGATGGCCCTGTTGCCTGGGTGGAACCCAAACATCCCGTAGTCTCTCGTTTCGTGCAGAATCTCGCTCATTTGTCTACGCTCCAGTCCCGACTCACGGTCGGGGTTCGGTTGGGTGCCTTGGCCTTTACCAAGGCGCGGTGGGTCCATGGTCTGCATATGATGGGAGCTTCCTTTCACGGCCCTCAGAACCTTTCTGAACAGCGCCATCGGATCTGACCCGTTCTTGGATAGCTGTTCGGTGTACAGCGCCATCAGCACCGATCTTCTTTTCTCTGTCAGCCTGGGGTGGGGCGGCTTCCCCGGTGATAACTCCTCCAGCCAGACAGCCCACAAGGCATCTGTTTGTTCTTTATTGCTTTCTACTGCTTTACTTTTGTGCTGCATCTGTTCTGCATCTGTTCTAAGCCTACCCTGCTTGTAGGCCCCAAACGACTGGTACGACTCATAATTCACCACTCGTAAATGCGTTCCGAGTGCCGACGAGTTCGACAGGATTTCAATGCGACCATCGTCCTCCAGCGTTTTCAGCATGGAAGCGATCCGGCTCGTGGACCAGCTGACCAGTTTGTTGTTCCCAGTGTAGGAGCAGTCGTCTGATATTCGGCGCAGTGATCGCAGGAACTCGCCTTTCCTGACGGTGATCTTGGTCGTGCCCCGCGAGTAGGTGAACTCCTTTTTGCCATACGAAGCCTTGCAGAGTAGGTAGATCCATAAGCGCACCAGATCGCTGTTCATGCGCCAGATGTCGTTCTCTAGCAGATCCCGAGACAGGAGGATGAATCCGGTCATGTGGCGAGTAGGCGAATGGTGATTTCAACTCTAGGGCTCTCCTTGTCCAGTGCCGCCTTACGCCAGGATAAGGCGTCGATTTGCTTGTCATCGCTGTACACAACGCCTTCTAGGGCGTCCAACAGCCCTTT